ATCAGATCTTGATTTTGCAATGCATTAATCATCTCATCAACTGATGCAAATGAATCATCAACTCCGATCCCTAAATAGCCAAGAGCTCTGCCTAATGCTGAGGTTGAACAATTTTCCAAAAAACTTGTTTTGTTGATGTTTGAGTTATCTCTATACTCATGAGCATGAGCTCTGGAGATTACTCTGCCATTTGGTGTTTTGATTGTGCATTCCATTATGATCTCCTTGTCGTTGCAAGTGATTACTCTATCCTCAATGGATATGATCTGATCATTAATTTCGATCATTTTTTTAGAGGCTCTGAACGATTTCAGCCTTTCGTTTACTGGAGTGTATTTTCTCCCTTTAATTTGAATGGTTTTCATGTATTAATTATTAAGTTTAACATTGTATCAGTATCAAATCCCATCTCTCTAAGATCTTTTATTTCTGAGATCTTAAACAGATCTGGATCCTCAACTCTGGTTTTAAGTGTTGGCATTTGGATTGCTAATCCCTCTGCAACATCTTTTTTTCTGAGCTTTAGCCTTTTTAATTCGGCCTTAAAAAACAGCTCAAATAAATTATAATCCATAAAGATTTTTTTCAATTTATGCAAATATATAAAAATATTTTTTAAGAATTTAAAAATTTTACGTATCTGATTCATTAATATCAACAGCAACTCTGTTAATAGCATCAACATCCCCTGTATTCCCTGATTGATCCTGGAGATGCCCTTTAATTTTATATGTGTTTTCTTTGGGATTAAATGTCATTTTATCTAAAACAACAACATTTTTGTCATCAACATTAGAAAAATCTGGATTTGTTGCATCTGGATCAACTCCCCAGCCAAAATATAACCGATCTGAAAAAAACATTGGCCTCTTGTTTGGATCCATTACTTTAAACTCTCCCTCATAAGTTTTAAGCCTTTTTCTGTGATTATTTGCAATTTCTTGATTTATTAATTGAGGCAAAATTCTCGCTTGTTTAAAATTGCCATTTTCATCAATTCGATCAGATGCCGATCCAAAAACATCTTGAGGCCTTACAAAGTTTTTTGTATTAAAATTATCAAAAGATGATATTTCATCCCCATTAAAATCTCCAAATCCTCTGGCTTCTTTTATTGTTATTTTTTTAGATTGTCGAGGATTATTTTCTAAAATGCATTCAAATGTTTTTGGAGAATCAATTGGCTCCTTTGTGAAGATTTCAAGATTATCTATATATAAACCCTTATAAAAACTCATAAAATCATTAGTTTGCTGATAATTATAAGAATCAGATCCAGATCCCTCTGGCTGAGTTGTATCAAAAGAATTATATCCATTTAATCCATTTCCATTTGGAGTTCCTCCGTTTAATGGTGTTGGAGGTAACAATTGAAAACTAATAACAAAATCATCATCAGCTCTTGAATCATCCTCATTAAATGGAGAGGCAATTGTTGCTTCAAAAGTGTTCCATTTGTTGTAATTTATACTATTAATTCTCAGCTCATTATTAAATCGAGGAGCTGGCAGTTGATTATTAGGAACAAAATCATCCCATTGATCTCCATCCTCATATTGATTCTGGTGCTCAAAATTAAATGATTGCCTCCCATTTCTTGCCCAAATTTTAAAAGGAGTTTGATTTAATGTTCCATTTGAATTGTATTGATATAAATAAATTCTGTAAGGTATGCGAACTTCATTCACATCAGTTGATGCAATAGCTATCGGAATAACATCAAATTCAGTAAAAAGTGAAATTTTAACTTTTATTTCATTAACATTAAATCCTTTTATTTTGTATCTATTGGCTGAGAGATTACTTCTAAAAAACCAATTTTGTCCAGATATTCCCAAAGATGAGCCAACATTGCCTCCAGCAATCGATAAAAATCTCCTATTATTTGCTATATCCATAATATTAGTAAAAAATGATTGTTTTCCATTTTTTCTAATATTTTCAACAAACCCCTGTTTTGTTGGCCTATAAGGTGGCTGAGATGGAAATTGCCAAATCCCTTGAGCTGGATAGGTTGATCCATTTTGCCCAAACATTTGATCATAATTTCCTAATGTTCCTCCATAAGTTCTCCAGCTCCATCCCTCACTTGATGCAACATTAACAACATTTATTAAATTTGTGTTCCCATATTCAAAGGATGAATTAGTAAATAAATGATGTTTTTTAAATGATTTTATATTAATCTGATTTTCAATGCTCCTAATTTGAGGCTCAAATTCCTCTTTTAATGTTAATGGTTTTAAGTCATGAGGAACAATTTGGATTCTGTCCTCAGTAAATTGAGATGCAAACTGGCCTCCAGTTACAGCTGAAAATCTATAAAATCTTGTATCATATCTTAAAGTGTTTTGAATCCTGTTATTAATTTTACTTTCTATCCCATCATATTGAGTTGAACTGGAGCTGTTAGTGTTTATAATTGCCTGGTTTTGTAAATAAGCATCTAATTGTCCATTATTTTGTTCAATGATCCATTTTCCTCCAGCTTGATACAATCGGCATCCAATACTGGCCAGCATTTGGATCAGCTGTTGTTTTGAATTAAATAAACCAAGATTTGGATTCATTGCATGAGGATTTGAAACCTCCATTGTTGTGAGCAATGATGATTGCGATAATTTTTGGGTAAGTGTCAAAGATGTATCTGTAATTTTATCAGCTCTAAAAAAATTGTTAGCAAACATGATTTCCAAAGAATCTGTATTAGTACCAGCTTGATCCTCAAAATTTAATTGTCCTAATATAAAATGAAACATTACATTAAAAGCTGTTTGATTAACAGCTGATCTATTTGGCAGAATCATTGATTCATTTTCTAATAATGCAATCCCATCAAAAGCTCTAAAAACTAATAAATTTGGCAGTTGTTGAATTGTTCTTGTCATTCGATCAGCAACTATAAAACCCAGCCAATAATTTCTGTAAGTTCCTCCAGAATCTAAATATTTTAAAACAACTTTATGCTGTTTTTCTTCAGTATTAACAAGATCATCATATTGATTTTTTGTTTCCTCATAAATTTGAATTGTTGCTGATGATCCATAAATTTGTGAATAGCCATTATCCTTGCCATCATATTTTATTTTAATAGGAGATGATCCAAATTTAGCATCTAAAACAGATCCAGAATAATCCCTCTCAAAAATTTCTAATTTATAGGAATGTCCTTCAACATCTCCAAATAATAATTCATATTTTAAATTATAGGCCATGTTTTATTCTGTAAATCTCCCCCTTGTTTCTTGAGCTCGATCTAATGCAACAACAAGATCCTCTCCTGACAAAGTAAAAGATCCCCCTACATTAACATTTGTTGCTGATTGATTAGATCCCATCATTGAGTTTAATTTGCTTAATGGTGCAATAACTTCTGGATTTGATCGAGCTCCAGCATATTCCCCCATGAGGCCAAGAGTTGGACTGCTTACAATACCACCCTGAGCAAATTTTGGAACTTTTTTCATAGCTCCTGAAACTACTGCCATAGCTCCAGCAATTAATGCTGGCAATAAAAATGCTCCAAATGGAGATTTACTTGCTGTTTCTGTTGCTGATGTTACTGCATTTGATGTTGATAGAGCTGTATTTACAGCCATGTTTTTCATTGCTGTTTGCATAAGTGTTCCTAAAAATGCTTTCATTGGATTTTCAGAGTTTGCCATGCTGTCAGCAAATTGCTGAGCCTGGCCTGATAAATTTTCTTTTAGATTTTCATCTAATCCAGCTAATAGATGAGCGAATTGTGATGCATTTTCCTCTCCCTCCTCTAATTTCTTTTTTGTTGGATCCTCAGATCCATCATCCTCAGATCCATCATCTCCTGATGGAGGCTCTTTTGTTGTGATCGGAGGCAGTTCAATAGATTTCCCAGAAAAAACTCCTTTTATTTGATCTAATAGTCCAGTTGCCATATCAGCTCCCTTGCCTACAAATGCATCAACATCCTCCTCTGAAATTAATTCAATTGGCTCTCTCTCTAATGCTGATCCCATTGCCTCTTTAAAATTATCAACAGCTGATGTTCCGGCTGTTTCAAAAACTCCATTAACATCATCCATCATTCCAGTAAAGTTATCAACCACAGCTGTACTAACCTTAGCTAATCCCTCTCCAATTAAATCAGAATCAAATGTTAAAGCTCCTTTTATAATATTTCCTAAGCCTCCAAATAAATCTCCTAATAAGCCAAATCCTCTTTGGAATGATGATACTATTGCCTCAATAACAGCAACAGCAATATCATACATGGTTTTAAAAAATGCTCCTATTCCATGAATAATCATAGCAAAAGCTGTCGATTCATTATACAGATCAATAAAATAATTGGCAATATCTACAATAATGCCTTTGATGCCCTCCCATTCATTATAGATCACATAAGCAACAGCACTAAGGCCAGCGACTATTAAACCAATAGGAGATAATATGGCTCCAAAAACTGAGAGCAATGTTCCTCCTAATGAAATGATTGTTGGCAATGCAATTGCAACTCCAGTTAAAGATCCGATCAAAAGTTGAGTTTCTCCATCTAAACTTGTAAAAGCTGTTACAGCTTTATTTATAACATTAGAAATTGATGCTAATGCTGAGGCAACCATTGGCAAGATCACAGCTCCAATATCTTGCATTGATTGCTTCATGCCATTCATTGCTTGATCTAATTTAAAACTTGATGATTTTGATGTCGTTTCAAATGCTTCATCCAATGCTCCATGAGAATCCTGGATCTGAGCCAATACCTCCTTATAAGCATCTCCCTGAGATCCAGCTGTACCTAAAACAGCTGTTAATGCTCTAATGTTGGGAAATAAAGATGATAATGCATCAATATTTCCATCAGTTTTTTCCATCAACAGCTCAAGAGTTCCGGCTAATCCATCAGTTGTTAATTTATCTCTTAATCCCTCTGCCGACAACCCAAATTGAGCCATTGTATCTTTTGCTTCTTGAGTTGGAGATGCTAATCCAGCCATTATAGATCTTAATCCAGTAACAGCTGAGGCACTATCAACTCCTAATCTTGTAAATGTTGCAATAGATGCACCGACTTCCTCAAACGATATTCCCATTGTTTGAGCCATACCAACAACCCTCCCCAAAGTTGGAGCTAATTCAGATGCCTCCAGATTACCAGTTTCAACAATTCTTTTAAATACATTCATTGAATGGGTTGCAGTCATGCCCTCTTTTGCAAAGGCATTCATTACCCCAGTTGTTGCTCTGGCAATATCCTTAACATCTCCCATTCCAACAGCTGAGGCTTTAGATGCCATCTCTAATAGTTCCATTGCTGGAGCTCCTTTAACTCCAGCTGATGTTACAGCAAATAATGCATCTGATAAATCATTGGCTGATCTGCCAGTTTCTAACGATACTCTTTTAATTCTTGATTGATATAATTCAAAATTCTTAGCTGAATCTCCAACTAAGGTTTTGATCTTAGTCATGTTTTTATCAAAGGTATTGGCTAAATAAGTTGATGCAGTTCCAACTCCAGCTAATGGCAAAGTTATGGATCTAAGGCTTGATGAAAAAGATTTCAGGCTTGCTCCAGCCTTTTTAATACCAGCATTAAATCCAGTTGTATTTGCTCCGATATTAACCTGGAGTTGTTTTGTAGCCATAAGATGAATTTTTTACAAATTTACTATTTATTTTTTTTAGCCTCTTGCTCTCTTATGTAATCCAAAGGGTTTTTTATTGGCCTATTAAAGTTCTTTACTTTATTGACAAATGCCTCATATTCATCCTTTGATGATTTTGGTTTTCCGATCTCCAATAAATTATCTTGAGGCAGTTTAAACATCTGATGAGGCTTGATCATGGCTCCCTTTTTGATCCCAGATGTATTATAAATTAATGTTGAATTGAATCTGACTAATTCCCATAAATGGAATTTAGTCAATAAATGATGTTCAGCCATGAGATCATTTTCTTTCCAGGTTGATCTCCAAAACAGATCTGGCATGATTCCACATTCTCCAATGTAGAAATCCATCAGATCATCTAATGAAACTATTTTTTTTTTGCCTTTGTTGTTTGCTTGACATTTCTTTTGATCCCAGCATTCATATCATTCCCTAAGAGCCTGGATTCCATCATTGCATTCATGATCTTAGTTAGTTCATCTGATTCGACATCATCAAGCCAGGATCCTAACTTATACTCATTAAAACCTAATTCAAATCCCTCCTCTTGAGCATGAGCTAATAGAGCTGAGTAAACCAAAGCTCTAACAGCTGAAATGTTTACAGATCCATCAAAGTATTTTCCGATTTCCTCGATTGAACAACCAAGCATATCAGTAAAGTTTGCCCAGAAATTCATACTAAAATGCATGGTATGATCCTGGCCATTGAGTTTTATGGTATAATAACCTCTCCTTTTATTCGGCATGTATAATCTTATTTATTAACTATTAGTTGATTTAGTTATGGAGCCAGTTAGAGTTATGGATCCAGAATAAGATACTGGACTTTCCATCTCAGCACTCATTTCGACTGAATCCAGGAAACCCTCAGCTGTATAAACAGCGTCCCCAGTAACTGATGTTCCAAATACACAAGTAATCTGAGTTCTTGCTAATACAAAATCAGCAAGCTCAATGGCATTTTGTGAATCAGAATAATCAACCAATCCATCAAAAGAGATTGTTCCTGAGATCACTCCAGCAATATGCTCAGCAAATCCATTAGAATCTTTTGTTGTTGCCTCTGGCAAGTCATTAGATAATGATAATGAGCATGATGTAGTGTGCCCCAAATTCGTTCCCTCTATTTTTAATAATAGATTAGTTCCATTAAAAACATTTGTTGTTGGCATATCCTAAATTTTTATTTATTTAACTTTTCAAAGATACAAAATTTTAGATTAAGCATTTTGCCATAATTCATCAGCATCATCCCATGTTCCTAAGCCATTCAATGCCCATACAATTCTACTAATATTTGGATCAGAAATTAAAAACAATTGTTTTATTAAAATTTCAGCATCAAATTCTGTTGCAGTTTCAAAAGCTCCAGTTTCAGTTGCATCTGATACATTGCCATTTCCCATAAAAACTAATCCATTATCTTTTTCAATGTAAAACTCAACTTCTGTTCTTTGTAAAACATAATCAGCCAATTCTGTATAATTCT